TCAGGTAATTATGAACTACTTGAAGATTATATTGAAGACCCTAGACTAAAGAAGAAACTAGTTGATTCAGGTCTTGTAGATGATGCTGAATACGATAGAGATACGCAAGAATTAAAGAAAACTATGCGTACTGTTCTTGATAGATACGTTAATTATTCTACTGCATTACGAAGTGCTAATATTGATGATGCTTTACTAGATGTTGCTATATCAGAGAATATAGTTAATGCACAAGAAGCGGACTTATTAAATAAACGAGTAGAAAGACTTAATACTATTCAATCTCAATTAGAGAATAGCATACCGGCTATTAATGAAGTTCTTGACCCAATGGCTAAGAATCGTATGCAATTAGGTATATTAGAACAGTATCGTAGAGAAGTAATGTCTACTTATAATAGTTTAAAGAATAGTAAAAATCCTTTAGATAGAGCACAAGCTAGTCAATATCTTGATTTATCACGAGTAATCGAATCTAAGGTTACAGACTTACGAAGAGGTTTAAGTCCTATGGAAAGTTTGTTCCTAGATAATGTTCGTAGTGTAGAGAATATTGCATTAGGAATAGAAGGTAGCGAAAAACAGAATAACTTAATCAAGAAACAAATAGAAGAACTTGATGAAAATGATGTGGCTCTGTTTAAACAGGCAGGTAAAGACTTTAGTCTTGGTACTCTTGCTAAACAAGTTCGTAATATTAATTCAGAGTATATGGATAATATGGGACAGATACTTCTTGATGAAATTCGTAGAGATAATTATCGTTCTCGTATTATTACTACTAATGAACAAGCTAAGGAATTTGAAGATACTCGTAAGAAAGAATTAGAAGATGCAGCTAAGAATCTAGTTAAGTCAGCAAAGAAGAATCTTAATGACTTTGTTAATATGGCTAATGAAGAAGAGCTTGGTAATCTTGAGAAAGCACTAGATAATGCGTTTACTGATGAAGAAAGTCAGAATACTAGCAATAAGAGTTTATCTAATGCTGTTAGTATTTTAACTAATTCAGAGAATGGTAAGAAAGATATAGCGTCTTTAAGAGAAGCTATTACTAAGAGAAGAAATAGTCTTGCTGCACAAAGTCAGGCACAGCAACAGAATGGGAATAATCAGCGACAAGACTCCTCTACGGGGGAAGCGAGGAGCGAAGCGACGAGGCAAGAAGAACCAGAGGTTAAGCCTATTCCAAAACCTAAACCAAAGACTGCTAAAGAGAAGAAGTTAAAAGAGACATTAGATAAAGTAGTATCTAAAGCTAATTCAGGTGTTGTAAATAAAGCTAATATTAATAACTTAGAATTTACAATAGTAAAACCTTTTGCTAGTTTAGGAGATGTTAGTAGAAAACCAGTTAAAGTAAGTGCAATAGACGTACGTGTTAGTAAATTTGGCAATGTTAGTATTGATGGAATGGATACCAAAGGTAATATCATTGCTGATGTTACTATTGATGAACTAAATGCCGCTATTGCTATCGGAGATATTACTTATGTAGATACTAGTAAATCTGATGAATCTGCTCCTTCCGATACTAACGTTCTTGAATCATCTATATCTGATAATGACTTAGAAGGTCAACGCCAACGTATAGAAGAGATAAATCTAATTATTGATTTATATAATCAGATACAAGGTAATCAAATAGAAGGTAAGACATTTACTAGTCTTAATGATATGATGGTTTATTTACAACAGTTGAATCCTAAAGCTGTTAATTTGTATAATGATATTAAGATTCTAGCCAATCGTCAAATAGTAGACGGTAAGATAGTTAATGTTGATGAAGAGATTAAAACTCCTTCTGATATTATACAAGAAGCAAGTAAGACTTTAGATAAAGCTGTTGCAGAGAATAGACAGAATACTAAAGATAATGGTTACTTCTTTAATCTAGTTAATCTAAATGATAGTAAGGTTTACTCTCGTATTGGTCAGTTAAGGACTAATGATACAGTAAGCGTAGAACTAGATGAAAACGGTAATCTTATTGTTAAGTCTCGTGGAATTAAAATAGGTGAGTTTCCTAAGATTGGTTATAATAATGGTAATGTTGAAGTTATGAATCAAGGTTGGAGATATACTGTTAGAAACGATAGCATAGATTTCATAACTCAACTTCAATCTATTATTGCTAGTGAAGAGCCTAGTGCTAAAGAATTTGTACAACTTCTTAATAATATACGTCGACTATATCGTGTTCGTAATAACCCTGAAGTTGAAGGAACATTCGGACATCAGCTTAATGCTCTACAAGAGAATGGTCATTGGCAAAATCTAACTAGTTTATTCGGTGATACTCAAACTAATCTATTAGATAGGATTAAACATCTTAATAATATCATATTCTTTAATAACGCTCTTAATGTT